TCTGCAGCTTTCGGATGCCTCCAGAGCACGGCGACTGGTCTGGCCGCGCTTATCGAGGCACTGACAGACAGGCGGAATTGATCGATTCCGCATCCTTCGACAACACCTATTTCTCGGTTTCAGTCCTCGCGGGCTTCGCGGAGTCTGGAAAGTGGGCGCGGCAAAAGTCCACGTTTAAGCGCCTGGCGGCTTTGGTTGCGGACGATGTGGACCCGTCGCGGGTGCTGGGCTATTCATGGGCGCTGCAGACTTCGCCGGGGAAGTGGCAGGTGGGCGTCATGCTGGACCCTGCAGACCCGGATTGCGCCGATATGGGCTTGGTGGACCGCGTGATGGCCTCGCTGGCCTCGCGGGGGCATCTGGGCGCGGACAAGTCGGGCAATGCCATCTCTCGCTATGTACGCCTGCCGCATGGCACCAACACCAAGCCTAGAGCGGCTGGGCCTTGGCGGCACCAGCTCGCTGAGTGGCACCCGTCAATCCGGTGGTCTTTGGCTGACGCGTGCGCCGCTTTCGGCATCGAGCTGGACGATTTGCGCTCCAAACCAAGTGAAGCGTTGCGTACACGCAACAGCACTGATGGGGTCATTTCGATGGGCTCGGCGGCGGGGGATGCGCTCTCGATGCTGTCAGCGCCGCTGTCAGAGCGGTCCTATCACGATGCCTTGATTCGCATGGCTGCCTCGCTGGTTAAGGGCGGCATGTATCCGGGCGCGGCGGTGGACTTTCTTTATTCGCTGATGGATCAGGTCAAGCCTGCGGGGCCTGCGGAGGAGGTTTCGCGGTGGGCTGCGCGTCGGGCTGAGATTCCACGGGCTGTGCGGTCGGCTGAGAAGTTTGCGCCGCCTGATCGGGCGCCTGTGGCGGTCACGGTGCGGCTGGGTGACGTTCCCATTGTGGACGCGCCTGAAGACTTGCTGCTGAGTCTGGATGAGCTGGCCCGACGCTCGGCGGCGGTGCGCTGGCAGGTGAAGCACGTTATCCCGGCTGACTCCCTGGGCATGCTCTTTGGCGCGTCGGGGACGTTCAAGTCCTTTGTCGCGCTTGATCATGCCTTGCACGTTGCGCATGGCATGCCGTGGCTAGGTAAGAAGACTGCGCGAGGCCACGTTGTCTACGTTGCTGCAGAAGGCGGGGCGGGTATCTATAGGCGCGTAGCCGCCTGGCATCAGGAGCGGGGCTTGCCTGTCTCGGACGCGTTCTCTGTTTGCATTACGCCGCTGGTGTTGAGCTTATCGGATCAGGTGGAGCTTCTTGCATCGGCCATCGCGGCTATGCCGGTGGTCCCTGTCTTGGTCTATGTGGACACGCTCAGTCAGACCTTCGCGGGCGATGAGAACTCAGCAACCGACATCGCGGGCTACCTGCGCCAGCTCAACGCGGGCATACGCGCTCGGTTTGGGTGTACGGTCATCGTGATCCATCACAGTGGCCATGCAGCCACGGAACGCCCGCGTGGCTCTTCTGCCATCACGGCCAACGTGGACTTCATGCTGGGCGCGTATCGGCCAGATGCTGGCGCTCTCTTGGCCCGTTTGGACTTCATCAAGCAAAAGGACGGCGACAGGCTGGGCTCTCAGGGGTTTGAACTTAGGCGCGTTGTGCTCGGTCAGGATGAGGACGGCGAGGAGTTCTCTTCGCTGGTGGCTTGCTGGTCGGATGTGGCGCAAAGGGTGCTGGCTAATGTGGCCGTCAAGTTAGCTGGTCACGAGAAGACGCTGCTGGGCCTGTTAGACGCTGCTGGTGGCTACATCGTGGAGCGTGATCTTCGGCACATGTTCTATGACGCGGTAGCCAAAGAGTGCAAGGAGTCCGGCAAGGAGTACAGCCAAGAAGCCGCCAAGAAGGCCATCCAACGCGCCTATGCGAGCCTGTCGGGTAAGGCTTTGGCGGCCTTGGGGACCGATGGCATGGTGCGCAGGCTCGGCACGGCATAATGTTGCCGGGACATTTGCCGGGACATTTTGAAAGACATTGCCGGGACATTTGTCCCGTGGGCATAGCAGAATGGGGGGACAGACGGGACACGACCTTAGGAGTGTCCCGGATGTCCCGCCTGATGCCGGGACATTTTGAGTTTGAAGGAGCAAAGCATGGAAACGACATCGAAGGATGGGTTTAGGTGGGTGCGTGTTGGCGAAGAGCCGCACACGCGCAGTGATGGCACACCAACCACGCTTGGCGTGTGGCAGGCGGACTGCAAGCAATGCGGCAAACCTTTTACGATTAAGACGCCTGCAGCCGTAACTTGGCATGGTGAGTCGGGCACGTTTGCTACGAGGCATTGCGAAGAGCACCGGCTTAAGCGCGACAGAAACGACATGCATGCGTTCAGGTCTTCGCTTGCATCGTTTAAGCCTGAGGCCGCGCAGGCATGAAAAAGCCCGCACGGGGCGGGCGGGGGGGTTGGCTGTTGCTGGCGCGTTGGTCAGATGAACGCGGCCAGCAGTAGGGCCAGGGCTAGGCCGTAGGCGAGGGAGAAGGCGACATCGCGCCAAGTGGTGGTGTTGCGCATGTCAGGCTCCGGTAGCGCGGGCGTACGCTGCAGAGTACAGCGGCGAGTCCGGCAGGATGCGCACGCGGCCTTTCTCGAAATAGTCGGTCATGATGTCGGTGTTGTTCTCGTAAGCGCCAGCACCAAAGACCTTGCACAGATCGTCGCTGTAATCCTTGGCGTACAGCGTCACGCAGTCTTGGCCCGTGGTGGTCATGCGGAATGCGCTGTAATGCACGCGTGCCTTGTGCGTGCCGTTGGTGACGTAGTGCTTCATGAAGCGGATGGTTTGCGTGGTTTGCATGGTTGGCTCCGTTGCGTGGTTGGTGGTTGGGGATCAGAAATCCATCGTGGCGGCTTCTTGGCGGGCAAGGATGGCCGCTTCGTAGTCGGGCTCAGCGTGGAGCTGTTGCACGGTGGCGTAGTTGCTGACGGCGTAAGGCTGGCCGCGAAGGGCGGACTGAGCAGCGCGGGTGTAAGCCTTGAACGCGGGGCGTCCGCTGTAGTCTGTGCTGCGGATGACGGTGTATCCAGCGGCCTGCAGGGCAGCGTGCAGCCAGTCATGCGAGGCAATGAAAGACCAGCCGTTGTTGCTGGCCTCCGTCTCGGTGATGGCGTTGAAGATGACTTTGGTTTGAGCGGGCGTGAAGATCATGGTGGGCTCCGTTGGTAGCGAGCCCGTAGGCTCGCCGGGTTGATTACAGGTTGATAGGCGTCCAGCTGTAGCCAAGGCGCATGGCTTCGCGTGCTGCGTTACGCCACTGGATGTTGATTTGTCGTTGAGTCATGTTGCTGCTCCGGGTTGCGTGTTGCGATGAGGTGTATTGTGCGGGAATCGCACGATGATGGGATAGGGACAAACCCTACTTTTTTGACGTTGTGCTAGTCTTTGTGTCATGCAAACAACGCAACATGCTGCAAGCTCCAAAAATGAGGGGCTAAAGAGGGTGATGCGCACGCCTGACGGCAGGGAGCTGCCAGTGGGCAGGCCGAAGGGCGTACAGAACCGGCTCACGCGCTCGTTGAAGGAAGCCGTCGAGATAGCGGCCCGCGACTGTCACCCGAAGGGCCTAGCGGGCTGGCTCATAGACCGCGCCCAGGGCGGCATACAGGACCGCCAGATATTCGCGGGCCTTGTCGGCAAGGTCATTCCGATTCAGGTGCAACAGAGCGTTGAGGGCGGGATCAGCATCAACCTCAACTGGTTGGCGGGGCGCCAGATCGGCACAAAAATGGCACACGCCGAAGTGATCGATGCGCAACCTGTTGTCAGCATTGAGCATTCCCCGCCGAGTCACTGGACTAACAATGCGCAGCCTGATGCGCAAGGGATTGCAGGGGCTACGAGCAACGCTGAGGACGCCAAGCTACCCAACCATTCCCTGCCTGATTCTGGCGCGCCATGAGGGCCGCTAGGGGCCTTGGCGAGGCATTGGCAGCAGGACGCGACCCCCTACCCCCCTGAAAACGCGGAGGGGGGGGTGGCAAGAACCGGGTCCCCCCGCCCCCCTCCAGCATTCCAAAAAAAGCATTTTGCGAAAACCACAACATGCAAGACCCCATCAACCCACCACACTACCGAAGCCACCCCAGTGGCATCGAAGCTATCCAAGTAACGGAGCACATGAACTTCTGCTTGGGCAACGCGGTGAAGTACATCTGGCGCGCCGACCTAAAACACAGCGACCCGCTGCAAGACCTGCAGAAGGCCAAGTGGTACATCGAGCGTGAGATAGCCAGGCTGAGCAAATGAAACTGCAGGAATACCAACCCCGTGACGTCTTCCTGCCGCTGCACAACAGGCAAAAGCGCTGGACTACGGTAGTCGCGCACCGCCGCGCTGGCAAGACGGTGGCGATGTGCGCTGACTTGGTGATCGGCGCGCTAGAAACAAGCCTACCAAGGCCGCAGTTCGCATACCTGGCGCCCTTCCGAGAGCAGGCAAAGCGCGTGGCTTGGCAGTATCTGAAAGAGCTGACAAAAGACTTTCAGGCAAGCCCGCCAAACGAGTCAGAACTCAGAATCGACATACAAAACGGCCACAAAGACATCAGCCGTATATATGTAGCGGGCGCTGATAACCCAGACGCGCTGCGGGGCATGTATTTTGACGGCGTAGTGCTCGACGAAACCGGGCAAATAAGACCCAGCGCGTGGTACAGCGTACTCAGACCGGCACTCTCAGACCGCAAAGGCTGGGCAATCTTCGCCGGAACGCCTGCAGGCAAGAACTTCTTTTGGCAGATACGCGAAGAAGCGCGCCTAAACCCAGACACGCACCTGCTGCTGGAGCTCCCCGCGTCAAAAACAGGAATATTGGACGCCGAAGAACTGCGTGACGCGCAAGCGCAGATGACGCCCGAAGCGTATGCAACGGAATATGAGATCAGTTTTGATGCGGCAATACCTGGCGCG